TGTTTTCTATATGGGCGACTACTTGTCATAGCATCAAACGCATCGACTATCCCTATTATCCTAGCTTCAAGAGATGTTTCTGTAGCTTTTAGCTCACACGGATAGCCTTTTCCATCCCAACGTTCATGATGTTGAAGTACAATTTCAGCTGCTTTTTTTAATGACGTGATATCACAAAGGATATCATATCCAATTCTAGGATGCTGTTTGATATAATCATACTCTTCTGCTGTCAGTTTTCCTTCTTTATTTAAAACCTCCGATGAAATACCAATTTTCCCAATATCATGTAGGGTAGCCGCTAAGTGTAATGTCTCTAAATCCTGTTCCTCTAATTTAAGATGGCGTCCAATCTCTACAGATAGACTTGCAACTCTCTCACAATGTCCTGCTGTATAATGGTCTTTGGCTTCTATCGCTTTTGCAAGGGCTTTTACGGTCTCAAAATACGCCAGCCGATTCATCTCAATTGATGCTTCAAGCTGTTGGCTGTATGCTTTGGTCTGACCATAAAGAGCTTCTATTTCCATATTGGCATTTACAAGTTTTTCATTTTGAAGACGTATTTTATTCATGTTATGCAAGATTTGTTTTTTTTGTATATTAAGCTTGCCTTGCATATTATTAATCGTTGTACCAAGGGCACCTATTTCATTATCACCAATTTCCGTAATAAAATGTTCAAAATCGCCTTCTGCAATACGTTTAGCCGCTTGATTAATTCTGGATAAAGGTTGAAGCTCTCTTGTCGTCAAAAATTGAATCATAAAAAGTATAATAATAATTTGAAAGACTAGAAGAAGCATGTTTTTCGATACCGTTTTTTGGAAGAATTTCACTTCGTAATAGTCGGTTATCGATATCTTGACACTTGCCAAGAATTCTCCATTATATAAGATGCCAACTTCATCCGTATATGTCATATATTCTTCATAGGATTTGTCACTTTTAGTTGCACTATAGATAGGTTGATAATCTAAGTCAAACAATTCTATAGATACAACCTCCGACTTTCTAGCAAAACTTTTTATAATACCTTCCATAGCCGGATAATCAATTCTCCATACTGGGAGTGTAAGACTTGACGATGCGGTATCAAGAATATATCCGAGTTTTGCACTCATCCTCTCTTCAATGTCCTTTTTTTCTCCAAAGTAGTTTAATGTGCTAAAGGCAATCGAGACCAAAAACACCGCAACGGATACATGAAATGCGAGTCTACTGACAATAGATTTAAACTTAAACCTTTTCATATTTATCTCCTTTGGAGTCTTTTTTACATTACATGTGCTTAATTTATATTTTACTCCAAATCATTGCTAGCGTCAAAAAACAATGCATCAAAAAAGGATGGGTACAAGCACAACCAATCAAGTACATCCATCCTCTACTTATGAACCTTTATTCCATTATAAAACTAATTTTTCTTACGTTTTTTTACTAAATACAAAGCTAAAACTAAAACTGCACATCCCCCTGCTACACTCCCAAAAACAATCTTCCATACATTGCTTTTTTGCGTGGCTTTTTCTCGTTGATAGTCAATGATAATGCTACGAAAGCTACTAACACCTGCTTCGCTTTTTGCAAAAAGAGTAATTCGGTTCTTACCTTCATTCAACTCTACATCATATTCAAATTCACCATTGTTATCCAGTATAACCTCGCGCTGGTTAATCATAAGATACGATCCATTCTCAACCTTTCCCTGAATACTGGCTCGTTCTGTCTCTTGATTAATCACATACGTTTCATCATAAATTTGAATACTTGGCGGAACCGTATTATAAAACACTTCACCACTCACACCATAAATAATATGCTCTTGTCCTTCAAAAAAAACTTCATAGCGATTATTACCTGATTCTAAATCAATCGCAATCGTACCTTCCCCATAGATCACCTGTTGTTGCCTATTATCGTTGACTTCAATATGCAACCTAGATTCTTCTACCGAGTAATAGTCTAAATTAAGTCGAGGAGACCTTTTTTCACTTACTTGATTGCCTCTTAAAAATTCACCGTCCATCAGCATTATTTCTTTTTCCTGAAGTAATAGCTCTTCTTCACCTGTTTGATAATAAAGCTGTATATTCAACTTTTTTGTCTGTTCAGGATAAGAAAACATAATAGAATTATCTTGTACTACGCCTTTATATAAGGGGTCATCCAGATTATCATCTGCTACAACGACTAATTCGAAGTCTCCACCTTGTAAATCGGACCAGGCATCTTCCCAATATATTGAAGCCATAAACTGCGAAGAATCAATATACGTATAAAGTACATTCTCACTTTTGTCTTTAATGACAGACCCTTGGCTTTGATACGAAAATGAAATCATAATAAGTACACTCATGACTGTAAAAAATATTTTTTTCATGGCATCTTCTCTTTCCATTGATTTATATACTATGCCTTGTACACATGTCTATATTTTTATATTATAACACATTATTGTATCAATTTTAACTTTTCTAAAGCATGGATAATCCCATCTTCATAGATTGCGTCTGTCACCATATCGGCAACTTCTTTAACTGCATCTGTTGCATTACCCATGGCAACACTTAGACCAACATATTGCATCATCTCAATATCATTGAGTCCATCACCGAAGGCAATACTTTCAGATCGGTCCATTCCATAATAATCAAGAACTTTTTGGATGCCAAATGCTTTGTGAATACCTACTGTAGATATTTCACCACTTCCTTCATTTGCACCTTCAAAGCTTAACATTGTCACCTCGATATTTTCTCCCAGCACTTCTTTGACTTTATGTATGGGAGTGGGGCTTTCTCTGTAGACAATCTTTTCAATCTTATCAATATTTTTTTCAATTTCTGACGAAATTCCCTTCTTTAAGAAATTAACAAAAAGCGGATTTTCTTTGATTTGTTCTTCCGTCAAGCCTTTTTGCTCTTTAAAATAATTCAACATTCTCTCTTTGGATCTGTCCGGCATCAAAATCTGGTCTTTTGTCTGGCAACTATAGATCCAGTCTTCTCTTTGCGCTAACGCAAGGATATTATGTACATCATCTGGATTCATAATGTGTTGATATATCTCTTGACCTTCACATTCAACATAGGCTCCCGATGCGCCAATAATTCCATCAAAATTCGCATCCAATAGTTTTTGCGTCAGACTAAAGCGACTTCTGCCTGTGCATATATATATCTTATGTCCTTTTCGCTTAAGCTGTTCCAAAGCATGAAGGTTAGACTTCGGCATTTCTCCGTTAAAATCCACTAATGTTCCATCAACATCAAAAAAAATAATCTTCTGCATGTATATAGTCTCCTTTTCAATCAATTTGAGGCAGCTGCAGATGCTGAACCGGCAGCAATTGCCGCCATCATTGCCGCCTGCTGTGCAATAATAATAGATACTGTGCTGTTAAACGTTGCTGTCTGCAACATTTTGTCGTTATCCTCTTGATATCCCACAAGCATCCCTGCGTACATAAGGCGCTGTTTATTGGTGACTCCACCAAAAAAACCAAACCCTTTTTGCTTGGACAACCATGTGTCAACCTCTATCATCTCTTCAACTAATTCCGTAATATTTTGTTCTCCTAAGGCTAAGACACCAAGTGTTGGCAATTCATATGAAGTCCCATATTTATATCCTCTCATCTTAAGCTGTCTGTATAATTCAATCGTGCGCTCTACCTTTTTTTCAATCTCACCTTCTGCTAGTGCAAGAACATGACTAAGCGACTGTACTGCATTCGCCGAAAAAAAATGTTCCTTTAACGTGGTATAGATTATTTGTGCATCCTCTAGTAATACATCATCCGATTTATCAGATAAAGCCATTAACGCACAATATGCACTATCATCACTGCCTGTCAAAAAAGGATGCTCCGACTTCATTCGATCATAAATACTTCGGGTACGTTCTACAATACCCATATATTCTGTCTTATCTGTCAATTGAGCGATAACCATTGCAGCCAATGCAAGATGGGTCGAACTCCAAAAGCGTTTTTTTAGTGCTGCATATACATCAAGTCCTTCTTCTAAATACTCTCCCGGATAATCGCTTACGGCAAGCATAGATATGATGGCAGCCTGTGCAGTATTTCTAAAGTTTGAAAACGGACCCACTTGCTGTTTTAACATTTGCTTGCTTGAAAAAAGAAGCTGAATATCGGCAGATTTATTGTTCGCAGTAAAGATTGCGGCACATGCAAGGTGAATCAATCCTCCATTCCACACAAAAGCCTCTTTGATTTTATCTCTGTTCTCGATAAACTGTTGACAACGTTTTTCCAACTCTTTTTTCATCTATGTCACTCCTTGTATACTACATTTTTATAAATACTCTCTTTGTATTATAACATCTTAAAACAAAAAGCAAAGTAAAAAAGCCTGTTCTATACAAATTCATGTACAAAACAGGCTTTTTATGGGCGTAACTGGATTCGAACCAGCGACCTCTTGCATGTCAAGCAATGTTATTAATTATCTCTGTTTTTAAATGCCTTATTTATATATAGCTAATATGCCTGTTATACATTAAAATTAAAACAAGCCCTTAAAAAACACGAACAAGCATTCGCATTTTTATCTTGAATAGAGCATATTACTGTGGTAAAATAAGAACAAGCGTTCGCCACGTTCGATAATTTTTGAGAGGGTTGATAAGGTAATCATGAATATTAAGAAAAGGAAAAAAGTTATTTACCAGTTAAAATTACTTTCGCATCTTATGTTAATGGATGAGAATATGGATAATCAAATGATGTATATATCAATAATCAAATCTATTCAACACGAAATAAGAAGGTGAAAACCTTCTTTTTTTTATAGCAATGAATGGAATCTATAATATCCATTTTCTCCACGTTCAAATTCAACTCGAATATAGTTCTTTTTGCAAGTATCTACTATTTCATTATGAATGTCTTCTTGTATCTCGTTATTTTTTTTATTATAGTAATCTACAAATTCACTTGTTATTTGATTGTTTTCTTCGCGTATAAGTCTTTCTCTATATAATTCAAATAATTCTATACTTTTATTATATAGTTTCTCTGTTGATGGCTTGTGTTTATAGTCAAGATATTCCTGATATATTATATCGAATTCCTCTAGCGTCACATTTTCCCCTAGGCTATAGGCTCTTGTTTGATAGTCCATTATTATGCCGATTGACCTTATTGTAGAATTTGTTGCATGTTTTGCAGTATTCTCTTCAAATTTCTGATTTTTTTTATTTGTATTATCTTGAACAAGTATTTTTTCTACAACATTATTATAAGCTGCTGAATCTTTATTATTGTATACAACGAATCCTAAAATTAAAATGATTGCACCGATAATAAAATAATTAACTCCATTGTTCTCTTTTTTGTAATTCCTATTTAGATTACCCATTTCTTTTCGGAACTTTTTTTGTGTTTCTGTCTCCCTCATCATTATTCTCCCTGATCTAATTTACATTCCTTGAATTTTTTGGACTTCTAACAAATGCTTTACTTCTTCAATTGCTATAAGTTTATTTTTTTTATCTAATTTTGAATAATAGTTCAATAATTTCTCTTCATCCTTTCCTAGTATATTTTCTTTACTTCCAAAAAGTAAATAGTCGCTTGTTATTTCTAGTTCCTTTGCTATTTTACCTAATATTATTGCACTGGGAATAGAGCTGCCTTTTAAATAACCCGACATTGCTGGCTTACTTACTCCGACCGCTTTTGCTAATTGAGCGCTATTTGTCTTTTTTTCCTTAATCAATGCTTTTATCCGTTCGTTGAATTCCATAATTAAACCTCGTTAAATATATTTAATTTTAACCCTTGACAAGTTAAATATATTTTACCATAATGTATTCAAGAGTTAAATATATTTAACTTATTAGTGTTTTTAGTTATTTAAACTTAATTATATCATTGAAGGGAGTGTATGTGAAGTGTATGAAATTAAGTTAGGTCAAATTTATTACAATAAGTCTTGGCATACTACATTTATAATTGTTGAATATTTGCCAATTCTTGATGCTTACGTCATATCTAGTGACGATGAGATTTATACTATTAGTCGAGCAACTATTGAAGATGGTATTTTCAACGGAGTATTTGAATTGCAGACTGCTGCAAACTCATATAGGAGAATATTGACAGAAGATTTTAACGCATTAACTTTTTCGCAACGTGTTGAATTGTCCCGTGGTATGAAGTATCTGTATGTAGGACATGAGGTTTTAGTTTTTTATAAAACCTTGGAAGATGTGAAAGATGAGCATCGCTCGAATGTATATGAGATAACAAAAGATGGAGATTTGAAGAAAATAAAGGAGAATGATAATTATGAAATCAGTAGTAAATCTAATGTATCTAAGAACAGAAGTATTTAAAGGTGTAAGCAAAAAAACAAATAACCCATTCGAGATTGTTACGTTGTTTTTTTTAGATGAAGAAATGAAGCAACAAGAAATCTCTGTTAGTCGTGAGGCTGAAAGTAACCACTCTGACTTGAAACCGATGCAATCCTACGATGTCACCATTGATATCGAAACAGGACAGTACAAAAAAGTTGATATGATTGCATTCAAACTTGCCGGCACACGCAAGGCAACCGCATGAGCATAGTTTCAATTTTTGTTGCTGTATGTTTTTTGTTTTTTTTAATCGGTACAATTTTTATGGATTTTAGGGTTTTGAAAAGGTAGAACGTATCTAATCGATACTTTTTATACACTCTCTATTATTAGGTCAGCTAGCGCAAAAGGTGCGTTTGTGAGGTTCGATTCCTTGCCTAGCTATTGGGAAAGAAATATAAGAAGTACTTAAGTTGCAATCTCAAAATGTTTCTTTTAGCAGAGCTCGTATTTAATTCAGTATAGACGGTTATTTTGCTATTCTGACCGAATGCGAAGTGATGCAAGTCTGTCTTATGTTTCCTTCCCTTCGCTCAAAAAGTGCGTAGCAAAATAAAAGGTATGTTGTCAAGGGCGAACGGAGTGAGTACATTTACCCTTGATAACATGACTTAGGATAGGAGAGAATGATTTCCCATGGAAGAACAAATTATACAAGATATGATTGAAAGGACTGTGACGGATATGCTTCAAGATGATTTGCAAACTCTAATTGCATACGCTGAACAAATAACCATAGGTCTACAATTTATCATGGGTGTTATTGCTCTTTTTCTATTCTTCCTTGTTATTAATTTTGTCTACAAGCTATTTAAGTTCATGTTAGGAGGTTAATTTTATGGAAGAGGAGGTTTTAGCTACTATGATTGATTTGACTGGTGTTGATTTAACGGGTGCATTAAGTGAAGTAATTGCGATGATTCCTGTTGTTATTCCTGTTACTATCGGTTTTATCGGAGTTAGAAAAGGTTTAGCATTTCTTTTCAGTTCATTGAGAAAAGCCTAATCCTAATCACCCAACCCCTAGCAATAGGGGTTTTATTTTTATCAAAATGAATTAGGGATTGAAGCCCGAAGGGTCGAGACTTTAGGCTCGATTTACGAAAGCCCGACCCGAAGGGGAATTCCCAAAAAACAGAAAGGAGAAAATATCGTGTATGAATACAGAAAGAAAATAGCCGTATTCTTGGTGACGCTCATGTTCATGACCGTTTTAACAACACAATATAGCAAAACACAAGTCAATGCCGCTGCCGAAACAGTTGTGTCACAATTTGCAATTGATGCCGTAGCTAAGTTATTAGTCGCTGTGTCAGGTGCGTATTTAGTAAATAAAATTAACGAAGAATATGACATGGATTTAGATACAAATGATGTTGTACAAACGGTTGATTCTGTGAAGACTTTGTATCACATATTTTTAACAAATGATGGATTTAAACTTGAAGATAAAACAACGGGTGAAGAAATAAGTATTAAAACTGATACATCATCTGTTGCATCGCATCTTATTACGCAAACAACACCAAGTGATTCTCACGCTCGTGAGTTTTACAATTGGTATATGTCGAACGTTTCAAAGAAATTAGGTCAATATCATATTCGTGTTCGAGAATGGTCAGATACTTATTCTCAGTACATTGACCGATATTATGCTGCAGATAATCCTGTTCAACTATATAAGTATGTTCCTAAACAATATCAAGACGATTTTATGCAGTTATTCGCTGATATGCAAAATATGGTTAAGAATGGATTTTTGACAAACGGAGCTGAAAAAGGTTTTTTGGAGCTATCAACTTCTGTTTTGACTGCTGATTTTTTTAATATTGAGACTGGAGAACCGTATACTATACTGCCCGATAATAAATATATGATTCCCGCTATACTGGAAATTTACAACGAAAAAATTTTAGATGGCTATCCTTATGTTGCTTTAACTGCTAGTCTTTCGCAACATAGTTATAAACTTATTTTTTCTGACTATATAACTACAAGTACTTACCGTGGTGGTACTTTGGTTAACGGTCTTGTATGTGGTGTCTATGTCTTTCAAGATGGTAAAGTTTATAAATCTTATTATCCTGATTATAAAACTTATGGTGAGGGTTATGATTTTATACTTTCAAATGTTGTTTTAGATGGTGCATATGGTAATACAACTGGTTCTGTTTCTTTTGATAAAAATTCCCCTGTAACTATTCCACTTTTCCCACCTGTACAAGGTGATGCTGGTAATCTCGTATTAGATCATGGAGATGTACAAGATGTTCCTGTGCAAGAAGACCAAGACGGTGTTCCTTTTGTTCCGCCGACTTGGTGGGATGAGTTTTTCCGTCGTTATTTTGGCGATTTAGTTCCCGCTGATGGTACATATGATGGTTCTTTAACAGACATGACTGAGCGTGAACTTCTTCAAGAAATTACGAACAACACTAAAAGACCTAATTTTACCATTGTAGATGGAACGGCAATACTTGAACTTTTAAAAGATAAGTTTGGCTTGTTTTATCAGCTCTATGAATTTTTTAAGGGTATTTTACAGGCTGATTATTCCCCACAAAGACCTGAATTTAATGTCACTTTTAATGGTCAATTAGGCATTCATGGAACTTATAATATATTAAATCTCGATTGGTACGATGATAACCGCAATTACATCATGCTTTTTATCACGAGTACAACATGGTTTTTTACAGGTTTGAAGCTATTTAGACGATTACCTAAGGCTATAGAAACATAAGGGGGGATTAATATGCTAGACAGTGCGATTTATGACTTTATTGACTTGTTTCCTGAACTACCAAGTCTACCTGATATGCAAATTTATCAGCAATTTATTGTTGATTTAATACAGTCTGTTTCTTACTTCTTTCCTATTCATCATTTCATTATACAAATGTTGTTAATTTTGGCAGTAACCCACTTTACCTTTATTGTAAAGTCTGTTGTGAAGATATGGGAAATGTTACCTTTTACTTAATAGAGATTGGAGATTGGAGATTGAAAATATGAAAAAGAAAAAGAATAGTAAATGTTCATTCAGAAAGCAAAAATATGACTATCTATGGTTTGTAAGACGAAATTATACATATTATGATCCATTCTTAAGGATGGAGCTACCTGTTTCTAGTCCGAACAAATTCTTTTTTTAGATAGGAGTGATATAAAATGATGCACATAGCATTTGATATGCTTAAGTTTATTAGTGCCCTTTTAGGTATTGTTCTATCCCCTTTTATCGTTGCTCTAGTGAGTGTATTAATTATTTTCTTGTTTAATGTACTCCATTTACGCTTTTTAAAAGGTATGAAACGTATTGAAGATGATAGACAGATTGAAAAAAAATCCATGTTTTACCGTTTGTTTGTCGAATTTCCAAAACAAAAGGCTCTTGATTTTATGAATACTGATCCCTACGATTTTAAGGAGTATGGTTTACATATGTTTTGTGGTGCTCAAGGTTGTGGGAAAACTATCGCTGTAACAAAGAAATTGATGGATTTAAAAGCTGAATATCCAAAGTCTATCATTCGTACCAATATGGCATATAAGCATGAAGACGAGCCTTTAAATCATTGGAAGCAGATGGTTGAAAATACAAATGGGAAGTATGGTCAGATTGAAGTATTGGACGAGATTCAGAACTGGTTCAATAGTAACGATTCAAAGAACTTCCCGTATGAAATGTTAACTGAAATCAGCCAACAAAGAAAACAACGTAAAATGTTAATTGGTACGGCTCAAGTCTTCAGTCGGATTGCAAAGCCAATACGTGAACAAGTTACGTTCGTTTATTTACCCAAGACATATTTTGGATGCTTAACAATCGTAAAAAAGACACGTCCAGAGTATTGGGATAATGAAAAGCAAGAATTTAAGAAACATGAAGGTCGTTACTTCTTTGTACATTCAGAAGAAATACGTGATGCCTATGACACCTTTAAAAAGATACGTAGGTATTCCGAAGTCGGCTTTCAGCAAAGAGAAATTAGTAGTAATGAATTTAAGTTGTCAGAGTGTTAAGAAAGGGTGAAAACATGTTTTGTTTAAGTGCGGATAGATACTTATTTTATGAAAAAGAGGTTAAATGTATAACGGAAGATAGACAAGGTAATTGGTGTGTTATTTTACCTTACAATGCTTTAGAAGATATTATTTTCACGTCACCAAGTTTAGATGATGCCATTGATGAAGCTATGCTTTTTGTATCGGCAATGGAAGAATATATATCACAAAGTAATTCATAGGAACGGCAACCATGTTTCAAAATCCGAAGGATTGAAACATGGTGTCGTTCTATAATACTTGACGATAGCAACACTTAAGGAACTGTTGGCAATAAAATCTTAGGAGAGTGAGAAAAATGTTACATAAAATTAAGCGACAAAAACAAATAACTAATGTCTATAAAGGTTACAAAGTTGGAATCATAAGTGCTCAATCGGCTGAAAAAACATTGGTCGGAAAATGTTCTGTTAACTGTTTGATTTGCCAACACGCATTTTTCAAGGATGGTTGGTGTTCTACAATGGCTATAGACAACTGCATGTATTTTGATAAATCCATATCTAATTTTTGTCAGACGAATATCAGATATGTTGATGAAGACAAATTATTTAAAGACCGTCTTGATAAGGCTAAATTGTTACTTACTGATAAAGGATTTTTGACGGTCTCTATGCTTCAGCGCAAACTTAAGGTGACTAATAAAGTTGCATCTGAAATATTAGAATGTATACAATAAGATAGGAGTTATCATGTCATATAATGTAAAGGTGTATGACTATGGTACGGAAAAGCAGTATCGGATTTATCAGAGAGGTATAAATATAAAGGATAAGCAAGGAATTGAAGATGGAGAAAGTGATAAAAATGAAGATGATTCGAATAAAAGTAAATATGCTCTAGAACAAAAATCTGATAAATCAGATAGTGACCGTAGCATGGTTGTAAGTGCAAATAGAACTTTGAATACCATCTATGAGTTGGCAAGGTCAAACTATTGGGAATATTTTGTTACACTTACGTTTGATGGTTCTAAAATTAATCGTTATGATTATTCTGTTGTAACGGAAAAGATGAAGAATTTTTTAAAGGTTATGAGACGTAAAAACCCTGACATGCGTTATGTCTTGGTCCCCGAATTGCATGAAGATGGTGCGTATCATTTTCATGGTGTATTCAGTTCAATTCCTAATATTAATATTACAGATACAGGGGTATACAGTTTTGGAAAATACACTATTCACAAAACCAAGTTATCCCCGGCACAGATTGAAAAAGGACGGTTGATATATTCCCTGGGGAACTATGGTTGGGGATATTCAGATATTCAAAAAGTCGGTAATTCTGAAAAAACAGCTAATTATATTACAAAGTATATAACCAAGGAGTTGATGCAAGCGACAAAAGGAAAAAAACGATATTGGGCAAGTCGTAATCTGAACAAGCCTATTGTTACTGAATTGGCATTAACGCACGATGAAAAAGAGCAACTAATTGAATTATTAAGAAGTCAGGCCATACATGATAAAGTGGTTGATGTAAAGGCTGAAGGATATAGTAACCAAGTAAGATACATTGATATTAAAACGGAGAGTGATAAGAATGAAATTAACGAGTGTATATGAAGAATATGTAAGATTTCAAACGTATTATGGGTATAGTAAATATACTATTAAGGATTATGGATTTAAGATAAAACGAATATTTATCGAGCAAGGTATCGGAGATATTGAGATTGAAGATTTGACTGTACAACTTGTCATGGATTATATAATATCCTTACGTGATCGTGACGATTTGGCACAAAATACAGTATCTAGTTATATAAAAACTATTAGAGCTTTTTTGAATTGGACATATGAAAACGAATATTCCGCTGTTAATTGGTTGAAGCAAACGCCTAAATATAAGCAATACAAAGTGCAAAAACAAGTCTTTAGGGATGATGAAATTGTGGCTATATTTGCAAGTATAAAAGGTCATAGTCAGACCGCATGGTTGAAACGATTACTTTTTGCTCTCGCTTTAGATACGGGCGCTCGGGTATCTGAATTATTGTCTATACGTGTTAGTGATGTAAATACACATTCTCAATCATATGTAACTATAAAGGGTACGAAAGGTTATGCTGATAGAACTTTGCCACTCTCTCATGCGACTTATCAAATATATCAATCTTATATGATTGTGCGTCCTCAAACTGACAGTGATTTCTTGCTTATTAATACACAAGGATTGCCTTTAACATATTCTAGTGTGGCAAGTTATGTGGATACAAATATAAAAGGCATTGGCATTAAGCGTGGTAATATGCACTACTTTAGGCATACTCGTATAACACGCTGGTTGCTCGAAGGATATAATACGATGATTGTAATGATGTGGGCTGCGCATTCCAAACCTGAAACAACAAATAATTATTGGCACTATTCTCAAGAATTGCAAATGACAGGTACAAAGTTCAAAGATGTTTCCCTTCTCCTTCAACAAGTTCCCCTGCCTCAAAGAAGACCTAAAAAAAAGAGATGAAGATATGATGCACGATGTAATTTAATAGCTAAACAAAAGAAAAACACCTACAAAATATAGGTGTTTTCTCTATGGGCG